ATCTAGATGTGTTCTCATGCAAGAATTTTGATCAGAAAGTTGTAAAGCAACTGGTCAAAAAGTACTTTGGCGCAAAGAAGATGCGAAAGACTTTCCTATGTCGTCAGGCACCGGAATAATACTAATGACAATAGGTTTCACATGTGGAGCCTTTGACCTGCTTCATGCGGGTCACGTTCATTTTCTTAAGTCTTGTAGCGATCGCTGTGATAGACTCATGGTGGGTCTCCACAGCAATCCACAGATCGATAGACCCTTTAAAAATAAACCCGTTCAGAGTCTCTATGAGAGATGGATTCAGCTTAACAGTTGTGAGTACGTAAGCAACATTATTCCCTACGATACTGAAAATGATCTAACTAATATGCTGGCTACTCTGGACTACGACGTCAGATTCGTAGGATCTGAGTATTTGAATACTATCCTTACGGGACAAGACGTCTGTGAGAAGCTTAATAAAAAGATCGTGTATATCGACAGGCTTCATAACTACAGCTCAACTGAACTTAGACAGAGAATCAAGGGTGAATAAGTAATGGATCACATTGACTATTTTTTCTCCATGGCCAGCAGAGTAGCGGATGATCTAAATCGAAATGACGTTCAAGACCTCATTCAAGACTTGATTACGATTCGTGATCAGGGAGGAAGGGTCTTTGTCATGGGCGCAGGTGGATCTGCTGCTAATGCTTCACATATGGTAAATGATCTCAGAAAGCTTTGCCATATTGAAGCTTACTGTCCGACCGACAACGTCTCTGAGCTTACAGCCAGAGTAAATGATGAGGGTTGGGACACTGCTTTTGAGAAGTGGCTTGAAGTATCTCGCTTCAACATAAAAGACGGTCTGTTTCTTCTCTCCGTCGGCGGTGGCGACTCAGTCAGAAAGATTTCTGTAAATTTAATCAGAGCCACTGACTTCGCACACTCTAAGGGAGGCACGGTAATGAGCATCGTGGGCAGGAGCGACAGCTACTTAGCCAGATATAGTGAGTCATGTTGTGTCGTCCCAAGGTATGATGATAGACTTGTTACACCCATGAGCGAAGCTTTTCAAGCAATCATTTGGCATTGTATTGTTTCACATCCACTCCTTCAACAGCAAAAAACAACATGGTAAACACAGTATTTTTAGATAGGGACGGTGTCATTAATGAGCTTGTCCTCAGAAATACACCTGATTATCCTGCTCAGTACTATACAGCTCCTTGGAAAGAAGAAGAATTTAAATTTATTTCTGGTGCTATTTTAGCTATTTCTAAATTTAAAAACATGGGCATGAAAGTTATTGTCGCAACCAATCAACCGGATGTGAACGATGGCCATATGACTATGGGAACCCTTAAAAAATTTAATCAAAAGCTCATCGATGTTGGCGTCGATGAAGTCGCTTGTGCCCTAGATAGAAACAGCCCTGACTATAAGCCAGGAAACGGCATGCTTGAATCGATGATAGATAAGTATAATATCAATCGAGATCATGCCGTTTTTATTGGTGATAGGTGGAAAGATATAGTTGCTGGTCATCGAAGTGGTTTAAAAACCATTTATTGTTCTGAAACTGCGCATTACATTTCGCCATATATTTTTGAAAATATTCAACCTACTTATATAGTGAAAAATTTATTAAGCGCTTCAACATTGATTGAGGATATAAAAAAATGATTGAAATTTATGCTGATGGTGCCGCAATGAATGGCATCCTTGAAGCTTCAAAAAACAAAGACATCAAGGGATTCACTACAAATCCATCGCTCATGCGAAGTGCTGGTGTCACTAATTACTTAGATTTTTGTAATGAAGTCATTCCGATGTTAAAGTCTGAGAGACCAGATACAAATATCAGCCTAGAAGTTTTTGCTGATGATTTTGACGGAATGTATAGACAAGCCCTCAAGCTCCACAATTTGAGCGAAAAGTATAAGTATGACGTTTTCGTAAAGATTCCTGTGACAAATACCATGGGCACCAATACAGCTCCACTGATTGCTATGCTTCTAGCTTCCGGCGTTAAAGTAAATGTCACTGCAGTATTTACTCCAGCACAAACAGAAACAATTGTTAAAGCAATTGGTGATAGTCAAGTAAAGTCTATTATTTCCATTTTTGCCGGCAGAATCGCTGATTCCGGAAAAAATGCGGTTAATATCACTAAAGAATGCATTTCACAAAATAAGTTTCCAATTACAGGAATGTTAAAAAATAAAAATATTAAGTTTCTATGGGCTTCAACTAGACAAGTATATAACTATAATGAAGCTATTGAAGCTGGATGCGACATCATTACCATGACGCCCGACATCATTAAGAAAATGAATCTTATGGGAAAGAATTTAACAGACTATTCACTTGAAACTGTTAAAATGTTTTATAATGATGCATTAAAGTCAGGATACACGATCTGATGTTAGGATTTGAAGAAAACGAAATTTCAAAAAATGCATTCGGTGGGACGGAGCTAGCAAAAAGAAAGTTAGCTTCAATTATTGATCCTAGTATTTTAGAGAATTTTCAAATCATTTGTTCCCGCCCGAGGGAACTACAAATTGATAAAATTAGAATATTCTGGGCTCATGACTTAGCACAGGACCCCGAGTCCACTAAGTTTCGCGACTCTTCGTTCAGGGATCAATTCCATAAGTTTGTATTCATTTCAAACTGGCAAATGCAACAATATCAAATGGTGCACGGCATTCACTATGATACTAAGTCGATTGTGTTGGAGTCTGGAATTGAACCGGTTAAACTAGATGACATTCATAAAGATGACGATGTTATTAGGCTTGTATATACATCAACCCCACAAAGAGGACTAGATATTTTAGTTCCTGTATTTGAAAAGCTAGCCGAAAGATATGAAAATATTCATCTAGATGTTTTTTCAAGCTTTAAAATTTATGGGTGGGATGAAGCAGATCGACAGTTTGAACCACTCTATGATAGAATTAGAAACCACCCAAAGATGACTTACCATGGGTTTGTTCCAAATGATACTTTAAAGTCACATCTCAATAAGTGTCATATTTTCGCGTATCCGTGTACGTGGGTGGAAACTAGTTGCAGAGCAATGCTCGAAGCAATGTCGGCTAAACTTGTATGCGTACATCCAAATTATGGAGCACTTCCGGAGACTTCTGGTTCTCTCAATGTTATGTATCAAGGATCAGCTGATAAAGCTGATCACGCAAATGCATTCATGGCCCATCTTGATTCAGCTATAAATTTTGTTCACGAGAAACAGCACGAACCGATGGTCTACTTTAATAAAATCTTTGTCGACAGTCGATACAACATAAATAATATCAAGGATAAGTGGGAACATACTCTAAAGGAACTTCTAAAGAGATACCCGACTCCAGAGAGCAGACATTTTCCTAAACAGCAATTTGTATACAGAACATCATGATTATAACTAAAACTCCATTAAGAATAAGCTTTTTTAGTGGAGGAAGCGATCTTCCTTCATTTTACACTAAAAGATCTGGTGCTGCTCTTTCCGTCACAATTGATAAATTCATATATGTAAACGTACATAGTAAACCCACAATTTCAAATTATATTACGGCTTTTGATGAAATTCAAGATTTTCATAATTTAGATGAAATGACTCACGATATAACTCGTGAAACTTTAAAATACTTTGAAATAAAAAATAAACTTCATATAAGTTCCATATCTGATGTGCCATCAAAGGGTTCCGGTCTTGGTTCTTCTTCAGCATTTACAGTTGGTTTAATAAACTGTTTAAAATCATTTAAAGATTCTAAAACTTTAGCTGCAGAAGCATGTAATATAGAAATGGATAAGTGTGGTTATCCTATAGGTAAACAAGATCAATATGCTGCAGCAGTAGGTGGATTAAATCTTTTTTCTTTTACTTCTTCTGGAGTTACTAATACACCACTAAATGTGAGTGATGAAACTATAGAAAAATTAGAAAAAAACTTAGTTCTTGTTTATAGTGGTCTTAGTAGATCCGCTAATAAAATTCTCAGTCAACAATCTAAAATGATGGACGATGAAGAGAAGTTTAATTTAGTACTAAATGGAAGAAATAAAGCTATTTTTGCTGCTGATCTTTTAGTAAAAGGTGATGTTGATACTTTTGGTGATTTATTACATCAAGCCTGGCTTGATAAGAAAAAAATCACTGGTGAAATTTCAAATAATGTGATTGATAGAATATATGATTTAGCCATTGATAATGGTGCCTTAGGTGGAAAAGTTTTAGGAGCTGGTGGTGGTGGATTTCTTTTATTTTACTGTGAAGAAAAAAATAAAGAGAAGTTAATAAATGCACTTCATAAAAAAAGCCCATGCATAGCATATGACTTTAAATTTACCCACGAAGGATCTAAAGTCATATATTCTGATGAGGAGATAAAATAATGGTTGACACACATAAAAATGTATGGTAATATGACTCTATGAGTACATCTAATAACGTCATCATTTTTCCCACTAAAAATAACAAATACAATGGTCCTCAGACACTTGAAGAAGTGGATGAGACCATAGACTTGGTAAAACAGTTTCACATTCAAGAAACTATTGAAACTATAGTACCTTCATTATTTGATCAACTTAATGTTGCAGGTTTTATGCCAGATGAAGATGATGAAGAAATACTAAAACATTCTGCTATGGTTGTAGAATCTATTAGATCTCTTCTTTGTATGATTAGAGGGATCAATCATCCGCTACAACTTATAGCAGATAATTTATTTGTTCAAACTGATGACGGTTTAGCAGTTTCTGATAAAGTTAAAATCATTATAACTCCAAAGGAAGGAAAGGGCGAGTAGCCCAAACAACATGGTAATCATTGATTTCTCCCAGGTGATGCTATCTAATATTATGGTGCAACTTGGTAACCATACCAATGCACAGGTAGATGAAAATATGTGCCGTCATATGGTACTAAATTCCATTCGTTTATATAAAACAAAATTTGGCGCTGAATACGGTAAAGTTGTGATTGCATGTGATGCTACCAATTATTGGCGCCGTCAAACATTCCCATATTATAAAGCAAATCGTAAGAAGTCTCAAGCAGCATCTGAATTAGATTGGAAGGCAATTTTTGAGTGTCTCAATAAAATTCGTGATGAACTGGTTGAGTATTTTCCGTATTCTGTGGTTCGAGTTGATACCGCTGAAGCCGATGATATCATTGCAACCCTATGCAATGAATATGGAAATACATCAGAAAAAATTATGATTGTATCTGGTGATAAAGACTTCCAGCAACTTCAGCGCTATATGAATGTACGCCAATATAATCCTGTTCTCAAAAAGTTTATAGTTTGTAATGACCCAGATAAGTTTCTCAAAGAGCATATTATTAAGGGTGATGCTGGTGATGGGATTCCTAACTTCATGTCAGCAGACAATTCTTTTGTTCTCAACATTCGTCAAAAGCCAGTTACACAAAAGCGCCTAGATGAATATTTAAAGAAAACACCACAAGAGTTTTGTCAGTCTCTAGAGCAACTCCGCAACTACAAGCGTAATGAACAGCTAATTGATCTATCCAAAATCCCTCCAGAGGTCTCATCAAAAATTATGGAGACATATAGGGAACAGTCAGCAAAAGGATCCAATCCACAACTGATGAATTATTTTATTACCAATCGTCTAAAGAATTTAATGGAGCATATTAATGAATTCATTTAATGGAGACACCAAGTGATTTTAGGTGTCTCTGAAATCCTGGAAAAAGCATCACAAATAACAGATCGGACCGAACGAATAGCATTTTTACAAAAAAATAGTTCGGTTCCTCTGCATACAGTTTTACAAGGTGCATTTGATCCTAAAATTAAATGGCTTTTACCTGAGGGTGAACCACCATATAAACCAAATGATCTTGTAGATCAACAACATATATTTTTCTCTGAGTGTAGAAAAATGTATTTGTTTGTAGAAGGTGGTAATAATGATTTAAAACCACTACGCCGTGAAGCTTTATTCGTTCAAATGTTAGAAAAAGTTGATCTTAAGGATGCCAAACTATTATTGGCCATAAAGGATAAACACATGCCATATCCAGGTGTTACAGAAGATATTATTAGGGAGGCTTTTCCAGGTCTACTACCATGAGTAAAAGTAAGAAAAATATTCGCCGTGATTGGTACGATGATGATGAAGATGATTTTGCCATGGTGGAACGAGATAGGGAAAGAAGAAAGAATAAAAGACTTACTAATGCTCTTCGATCCAAAAATATCGACGATTTAATGCGCTTGCATGACGAAGAGGAAGACTAAAATGTGCCCTACTTATCTTTTTAAAGACCTAAATACTGAGGAAGAGCAGGAGCTCTTTATGTCAATAACAGAAAGGGACAAGTATCTAAAAGATAATCCTAATATTACTCAACTTGTTCACGGTGCACCAAGTATAGGTGATGCTATTCGCCTGGGACTCCGCAAACCTGATGATGGCTTCAGAGATCGACTAAGAGAGATAAAGAAGCATCACAGTCGTGGTATATCCAAGAGTACTGTAAATACTTTTTAGGTGCATCAAGAACTTTATAAAGGTTCAAGTATGTCAGCACCGCCTAATAAAAGACTATCTCGTAAAGAAAAAAGACAACTGAGAGAATCAAATCTCAGTGAAAAAATAAACTTCAATTTACAAGAAGTAATACCGCTTACTGAAAATCAAAAAATTACTTTTAATGCTTATAATAATGGTAAGCACTTAATGCTACATGGAATAGCAGGAACAGGTAAATCATATGTTTCGCTTTACCTGGCTTTAAACGAGATACTCAACGGCGATTCTCCATATAAAAAATTAGTAATAGTAAGATCAGTGGTCCCAACAAGAGACATGGGTTTTCTTCCTGGTAACACCAAAGAGAAATCCAAAGTCTATGAGGGACCATATTATGCTATATGCACAGAATTATTTGGTAGAGGTGATTCATATGATTATTTAAAACAAAAAAATATCATTGAATTTATTTCTACTTCATTCATTAGAGGTATAACTCTAAATGATTGCATTATTGTTGTTGATGAAATGCAAAATGCATCACTTCACGAATTGGATTCTATTATCACTAGAGTAGGAAAGAATTGTAAAATTATATTCTGCGGTGATTTCACACAAAGTGATTTTACAAATGAAAAAGAAAAAGCAGGTATAATTCAATTCATGAAGATTATAAAAGCAATAAAAAGTTTTAGATTTGTTGAATTTAATAAAAATGATATTCTAAGGAGTGACCTTGTTCGTGACTACATCATTGAAAAAGATAGACTTGGAATTACACCCTGATTGGCGCCCAATTGAAACCTATGATCAAGTTAAACCTCAACAAGTATTGGTTGCAAATAAAGAAAAAAGGTGGATTAGATTCGGCAGAAAATTCCATGGCTTAAATCGTTGGTATTATTCTGGTACTACGGAATATTCACAATATCCAGAACGTGGTGATGCTGATATTCCAACACATTGGATGCCAATACCATATGGGCCATGGGAATTAGATAATGTTTAAACATATGCTATTAAGTCTAGCTCCATTGGAAAGAGTGGAGCTAGACGGTGAAAGACGGTATAAAACACCGGATGGGATATTCCCATCGGTAACTACAGTTTTAGGGCAAAAGACTGATAAGAGTGCTATTGAACAGTGGAAAGCTAGAGTTGGTAAGGAAGAAGCAGATAAAGTTTCTAGACAAGCCGCAACTAGAGGTACCGCTGTTCATTCTCTCTGCGAGGAATATCTTATGAATAGAGAGATAGATCCTCGACGAGTCATGCCAGTAAATATGATGACTTTTAAAACTATTAAACCAGTACTTGAAAAGAATATCGAGTTGGTTTATGGTATTGAGGCTCCGTTATATTCCAAGAATCTTAAGACTGCTGGCACTTCAGACTTGCTTGCAAAGTTCAATAGTGTAAATTCCATAGTCGACTTTAAAACTTCAAAGAAAGAAAAAAAGGAAGAATGGATTTTAAACTATTTTCTACAAGCAACTGTATATTCTATGATGGCTGAAGAACTTACTGGTTTGGATTTCCCACAGATTGTTATTATTATAGCAAATGATGATTATGAAGTTCAAACGTTTATAAAGAACCGAGACGACTATAAAGAAAGAGTTCTAGAACTTTTCAACTAAAAAAGGGGAGGCATTTGCCTCCCCTTACTTGTTTAGACTCTTAATTAAAGCTGAAAGCTCGTCAGTAGTAAGCTTACTTTTAGCTCTATTAACTAGATCATCAAAAAGATCATCAAAACTTTTTTCTTTATCTTGTCGTGGTTGTATAGG